GTGATATATGACCCCGGTAGAGAGATTGATTGCCGCTGGCATCCGCCCGGACTGTGCCGCTGAGAGTGTGATGTGGTATCAGGCCCAGGGGGATGACTATGGGCTCCAAAAATACTTGGACGAGGTAGAAGCAAGAAAGGAGGCGCTGGACAATGGCCGGATTTCCTAATTATACATACCCCGCTTATGGCGGATACAACCCAGTAACTCCGTTTGCGCCTGCTCCACAGATCTACCAGCCTATGCAGCAGCCCTCTCCGCAACCCGTACAGGCCGCACAGACGGTTGGGAATACAAACACACAGCCTAACTTTTTCTGCCGTCCTGTGGCCTCCCGAGAGGAGGCGCTTGGGGTCCCGGTAGACTTTATGGGTGCTCCAATGTTCTTCCCGGACCTTGCCCATAATGTGGTCTACATGAAACGATTCAATACCAACAGCGGTGCAGCTGATGTGTTCGAGTTTAAGCTCGATGTACCCAGAGAAAAACAGCAACAAGCCCCTGCGCAGGTGGCGGCCTTTGCTCCACTGGACGAGTTTATAGACATGAAGGACACAGTGCAAAACCTAAAAGATGAGGTGGACAGACTGAAAAAGCCCGCTGGAAAGGCAGTGAAAAAGAATGATGCCTCCGATGAATAATCCCATGATGGCTATGCTCCAGATGGCACGGAACGGCGGAAATCCCATGCAAATGCTTCAGCAAATGGCTGGGCAAAACCCACAGGCCGCCCAGGCTATGCGGCTCATCCAGGGGAAAAACCCGCAGCAGCTCCGCCAAACTGCGGAGAACATGGCAAAGCAGAGAGGGACCTCAGTTGAGGAGATCGCAAGACAGCTTGGGCTTCCGATGAAATAAAATAGCGCACTCTTTATCAGTTTTCGGGTCTTGATAAAAACCGCTCTTTGGAAACATCCGGGGAGCGTACGGCCCCGATGTAATAACTGATAAAGGAGTATATACAATGGATAACGATTTTGCGACTGGCTATGCGCTGGGCAGCGATTCCAACGGCGGAAACTGTAACAACGGCGGCTTCTGGGGCGGTGACGGCTGGTGGGCTATCATCATCTTTGCCATGATCTTCGGCTGGGGCCGCGGTGGTTTCGGCGGCTTCGGTGGTGGCGGTGCCAGCACTGATCCCGGACTCCAGGGCCTTGCCACCCGCGCAGATGTAAACGAGGCCATTGCCTTCAACGGTGTGGAGCGCGGCATCTCTGCTATCCAGCAGGGCATCTGTGACAGCACTTATGCCCTGAACAACAGCATTACCAGCGGCTTCAACAACACAAATGTGGCTCTGCTTCAGGGCTTCAACGGTGTCCAGTCTCAGATGTGCAATATGGCCGCTCAGGCTCAGGATTGCTGCTGCCAGACCCAGCGGGCCATCGATGGTGTGAATTACAACATGGCGACCAATACCTGCGCCATCCAGAACACCATCCAGGGCAGCACCCGCGATATCCTGGAGAATAACAACTCCAACACCCGCGCCATTCTGGACTTCCTGACTCAGAGCAAGATCGATTCCCTCCAGGCGGAGAATCAGTCTCTCAAGCTGGCTGCCTCTCAGGCCAACCAGAACAGCTACCTGACCGCTACTCTGGATGCCCAGACCTCTGAGCTGATCCGCCGGATCAACCCCATGCCTGTGCCCGCCTATCAGGTGCCCGCCCCCTATCCCTACTGCGGGGCCTATAACAATGGCTGCGGCTGTGGCTGCTAAATTGCATCAAAATCGAGGCAATTAACTTTCCGGCTCTGCCGTGACTATTTCGGGGCGGTGGGCTGAGTGTCTGCCGCCCCTGATTTTTGGAGGTAATTATGTCTTGTAAACCTGTATGCAGACTCTGTGACCGGCTTGTGATCTCTCAGGCGGTCGCTTTTACCGGTGGAAACCTGGAGATCAACCTTCCTGCTGGTTCCTACAACAACGGAGAGAAGTATTGCGTGGTCGTGGGTCAGGCCATCCCCGACACCACTACCATCAATGCTCCGGTGTATTTTACTATCGGGACCGGGACCACTCTCTATCCGATGACAAAGCGGAATTGCGCTCAGGTCACCGCCTGTGGCATCCGTACCCGGACCAAATACTCTCTCTGTGTCGTTACTACCCCAACCGGAGGTTCGTTCCGTATGCTGGGCACTCCCTGCTGCTCCCCCAGCAACAACCTAACCAGCATTGACGGGGGCGCTGCTCCCGCCCCTACGGCGTAAGGAGGGATCAAAATGAAACGATCCACACGGATGATGCTCATGTCCAGTGGCAGCAATCGCCGCTACAACGATGGACGCAGCTATGAAAACTACGATGTTGATGATAAATTCCGTGACCGCCGTGGCCGGGAGCACTATGACAACGGTCGGTATGCGCCCCGTTCTGAGATGATGGAGCCGAATGACCGGGGATATCATCGATATTCTGATGGCCGTTTTGCCCCTCGCAATGATGGTGGGACGTGGGTGGAGAGCAACTACTGGGATGACCGCATGACGGGCCCTCAGTCCCACTATGGCTATCCATACTATATGCCTCCGGCCTATACTGATAGACGGGAGATGACTAGGCCCATGAATAAGATCGGATTCGCCATTTCTGGTGAGGGTGAAATGAAGACCCCCAGGGAGTTTGAGCAGGACTACCGCATGAACGAAATGGAATACCGGAGAGGTGGAGAGCGAATGAGTGGCTATGGAGCCGCTTCCGGGCACATGCCCTTCGACCGCCGCATGGCGGAGGAATGGACCGCCAATATGGAAAATGAGGACGGCACAAAGGGGCCTCACTGGTCGTTTGAGCAGGCCAAGCAGGTCATGGCCCAGCGCGGGATCGAGTGCGACCCTGCGGAGTTCTGGGCGGCCCTCAACATGATCTACAGCGATTACGTCAAGGTCGCTAAAAAGTTCAACGTGGGGAGCAATATCGACTTCTATGTGGACATGGCGAAAGCGTTCCTGGACGACAAGGACGCCGGACCGGACAAGCTCGCTAAGTATTATCAGTATGTCGTGAGATGACAGATCCGCCCTCAGAAATGGGGGCGGATTTTTCCACCACCTTTTCCACCACCTTATGGCTTGAAATAGTCTATTTTAGTCATTTAGAGCTTTGCTCTTAGAAATGGAAAAAGCCCCGAAAACCCTTTAAAATCAAGGCTTTCGGAGCTTTTTTCTTTGGTACGGCCGAAGGGACTCGAACCCCCAACATTCAGAACCGGAAGCAGTATATCATAAAACCATATAACCCTTGTGGCTCTAAGAGATTTCTTTATGACATTTCTCTATTTCCACCACCATTTCCACCGCCTATTGATCTAGTCCCATCCAATAAGGCGATACCATTATGGAGTGTTGAGCTGTCTCTGTGGGTGTAAATATTGGCGGTCATCTGAATGTCAGAGTGTCCCATGAGCTCTTTTGCCACATTGAGAGGGACACCAGCTTTTTGCAAATCGGTGCAAAAAGTGTGACGCAGACAATATGGGGTGAGATCTGGAGCTACCACAGATTCTACGATTCGATTCCGCTCGGTCTTTGCGCCTAAGTATAAGTCTAATTCTCTTTTGAAGCCAGTCCAAAGGCGGCGCAGGCTGTTCTCATTCTGAAAGTTCCCAGCCCCGGTTGGGAATACAGGAGCGAAGGAATTTTTCTTGGCGTTCTGAAGCCTCCAAAGAAGGTCTGAATGGATCGGTATGTCCCGGACGCCGGAATCCGTCTTTGGACCTTTGATAGCCTGAGAGCCGCTTTCTTTTGCCGCGTGGACATGGATCTCATTATTTGCAAAATCCACATCAGCCCAAGTAAGGGCTGCCGTCTCCCCAGGACGCATTCCGGTATAGAGTAGGGTAAGAACCCACAGTCCAGCTCGGTGATGCTCAGCTACAGCAAGAATAGCTGCTCGCTCTTCGTCCGTTATAGAGCGCCGCTGGTGCGTCTGAACATGGGGCAGCTCTAGGAGCTCAGCTGGATCGTATGGAATAAGGCGTGACTGTCTGGCCCTCTTAAACATTTCCTGCATGACCATTCGCAGCTTCTTTACATGGGATGCGGATCTCCCCGCTTGCCCATTTAAAATACGCTGGAGGTGTACGTCCTTCACATCCTTGAGCTTCATGGAGCCGATGGCAGGCTTGATATATCCGTTGAACTTTTCATCGTACATACCAAGGGATTTCTTGGTCAGCCCCTTCGGGTCCTTATAGGTCGCTTTCCACTGCTTATACCATGCAGTCACAGTCATCGAACCGCCAATGGCTTCCTCCCCACGTTTGGCTGCTGCCAGCTTTTCCGCCAGCTTAGTCATGGCTTCAAGCTCTGTTTTCCCTGTTGCCTCGTACTTCTTTCCATTGTACCGGGCGGTCTTTCTGATATATTCGCCCATTGACAACGCCTCCTATTCTGATAAAATAGAAGGGCAGATTGCCGACCATAGCTTCTGCCCCCCTTCCCTGCCCGGTGTTGGTAGCGCCGGGTGGGGATTTTTATTTATCAAGTTCCTTTATGTCTTTTGCTGTATGCTTGGAAATTGCAGATTTCCCTGTTTTCTCCTCTAGTTCTTGCCGGGCGTTTTTGGCGATGGCACCACCTTGTTGTGCAACCTTTTTGCTTGGCTCGAGTCCTTGTGGGTTGGTAGCTCTTGAAATTTCGGTTGTGGATACTTCCGCAAGCATATTAAGGACTAATTCAGTATTTGTCATATTGTCCCGGAGGCTTTCCTTTTTCAGTCCCTTGTATGCTTTATATTCCCCTGTAGTCATTCCAGCCCATGCTTTTGTTAATTCGTTGGTGAGAATTGCATACTCTAAGTCTTTAATCCCGGCCCGGTCCCACTCATCGGTAAGCTCCTTGCGAAATTCAATAGATTTAAGACGTTGTGTGATCCATTTGTCGGAATACCCTTTTTTCTTGTAATTATAAAGGGCCCTTTGAATTGCCAATTCAGGATCAGCTGTTTCGTCTAAACGCTGGCTACCTACCATGGCAAGCCATTGTTTGAAAGGCTCTGCTTTAGGAGATGATATAGACTGGATAATTCTCAACATTCCTTTTGTGTCGGTTGCTTGTACACGTCTAGATTTTCCATCAGCAGCCGTCATTGTAACCAGGGTACAAATTGTACCCCAGTTCAAATTTAATTCTGGGTCTCTGGATTTCATCTTTTTAATATACTGTTTTACATCTGCACTATCGGTTAACGCCTCTACAACATCTTGGATTGAAAAATACCATTCCTCTTTTTCAGAATCCCAAGCTGTTCTGATTTCCTTACTTTCAAACAACTTGATTGCTGTCTTTTTATCTCCCATACAATTATCCTTTCTAGTTTCTCATCCTCGCCACCTCGGGCGGGGCTTTTATTTCCCCAAAAACCCAAACAGCCCCTTCCTCCTCTTCTCTCTCCGGCCCAGCTCGGCGTTGATCTGCTCAGTCTGCTGGATGATATGCCGCAGCTCCTCCTCTGACAGTTCCCCCTTGTGGGATCGGGCGTAGGTAAGGAACGCACGAGCTTCAGCGCAGAACGAGTCATCGTCAAGGGACTTGATGCGCTCTACCGTCCATGAGGTGATATTTTCGGGGTTGAGATGGTTCATAGACATCTTCACTCGAGCCCAAACTGCGCTTTAGCCGAAACCTTTCCGCCCTGGAAAGTAATATTGGCGTTAGCTCCCAAGCTACCCTCACCGTCCCAGTAGTAGACCGCAGTGTAGTATTCATCCCCCAAACCAACATCAACTTCAGATAGGACGGTCCCCCTGGAACCTACAATATCAAAAACTTCTTGATAGGACATTCCCGTCTGAATCGCCTCAAACTCCTCAAGGCTGATTGTGGGGGGATTGTCTGTAGCACTGGCATACTCGCCTCCAAAAGCGTCATATCCGATTTTCCCATTCATGACAGTTAGGAGGTTGTTTTCCTCGGAATCAATGAAATATAGGATCGCCGTCTGGATGTCAAACTCTGCCATACTGGACTGAAGATCAGAGCAAGCCTGCTGCAAAGTTGATTGTATAGTAGCCCAATCCTCCGGCGCACTGTCAGACGCCGAATAGGGAGACATTATCTC